TATTACTCGCATGTGAGGAGATATACATGGGTACGACTACGTTCTCTGGCCCGGTTGTTTCGCAGAACGGCTTCGTTGGCGATTTCACCGGTAACATCACGGGCAATGTCACGGGCAATGTCACGGGCGATGTCTTCGCTTCGGTTCAGTCCCTCTCGGGCGCTGGTGCGGTCAACGTGACCGATATGTTCACCTCGCTCACCACGTCCGGTGTGTCGCAGGCCCTGACGCTTGCCAACGGCACGGTGGGGCAGATGAAAATCATCGCTCACGCGGTTGATGGTGGTTCGGCGGTGCTCACCCCGACCACGAAGATCGGCTTCACCACGATTACGTTTACGAACGTTGGCGATGCTGCCACCCTGATCTACACCGCCGCTGGTTGGGCTATCGTGGGCATCAGTGGCGCGGTTGCTGCTTAATAGGAGCCTTACATGGCTATGCAAACAGACGTCTTAGCCAGTGCGGTAAGGACGACTGATGGTCTTCTTGCAGACCAAGCGGGCAACACCCTCGGGCGCAACCGTGTCAAGGCGATCTACATCGTCCCGGATACGGGTGCGGGCAGCGTGGTGTTAAAAGACGGTGGCGCTTCGGGTTCGGTCAAGTTGACCATCAATACCCTTGTGTCATCGACAAGCCCGGACTACATCCTCATCCCCGGCGAAGGCTTGCTCTTCCAGACCAACATCTACGTCGATCTGACGGACGTGGTCTCGGTGATGGTGTTCTATGGCTAAGTCTCCTGCGTGGCAACGCAAGGAAGGGAAGAACCCGGCTGGCGGCTTGAATGCCAAAGGCCGGGCTTCCTACAACAAGGCCAACCCCGGCAAGCCGGGTCTTAAGCGTCCGCAGCCTGAAGGCGGTGCCCGTCGTGATTCGTTCTGTGCCCGGATGAAAGGCATGAAGCGCAAGCTCACGAGTGCCAAGACAGCGAATGATCCGAACAGCCGGATCAACAAGTCGCTCAGGGCGTGGAACTGCTGAGATGGACGCTTTCATCTGGAACATGATCCTGACCGGTGTTGTGACCATCATCGGGTACGTGATGAAAGAGAAGTCTGACGAGATCCAGCGTATCGGGATCTTGCTCAACAAGACCCGCGAAGAAGTTGCACGGGATCACATAACGCGGGTTGAGGTGCAGGCCAACTCGCAGATGCTCTTGGACCGGCTTGACCGCCTTGAGCAGAAGATCGACCGACTGATGGAGCAGCACCGTGCCTAGTAAGTCAAAAGCGCAGCGTAATCTGATGGCTGCTGCCGCCCATAACCCAGCCTTTGCTAAGAAAGTCGGGGTCCCGACCAAAGTGGCGAAGGAATTCAACAAGGCCGACAAAGGCCGTAAATTTAGGAGTAAGTCGAAATGAAGATGAAAATGAAAGGTATGGCTGACAAGGCCGGTCGCGCCATGAAGCGTCGTACGCCGGACACGATGGGCCGTGCAATGATGAAGGGCTACAAGGAAGGCGGCTCGGTCTACCGCAAGGGTGCCGATGGCATCACTGCTAAGGGCAAGACCAAGGGCAAGATGGTCAAGATGGCTTACGGCGGTAAGTGCTAATGGCGAGTGCGAAAAGAACTTCCAACGAGGCAACGCCTCCGCCGGATAGCGCAGATCGCCGGGAGTTCTTGAAGGAGCAGGAAAGGATGCGTCGTGAGCAAGAGGCGGCTGCTGCTGAGCGCCGTCGCAGGGCTGCGGCGCGTGAGGCTTCTTCGTCCGATGCGAAGCTGGAGCAGGCTGCGAAGGATCAGGCTCAGGCAGCGAAAGATCGGCAGATGAGAGAAGCTGCTGAACGTGCAAGGCGTCAGCCGATGTTTAAGCATGGCGGTGCTGTGAAGAAGTACGCCAAGGGCGGCTCCGTCTCGTCCGCGTCCAAGCGGGCTGATGGCTGCGCTACCAAGGGCAAGACTCGCGGGAAGTTCGTCTGATGATGCCGTCGCGTGGTATGGGTGCTATGGCTCCTAGCAAGATCCCTCGTGCCAAGCGACGTGGGGACGACAAGCCCGTGATCGGGACTGACGAGCCGATTCGCCATGCCAAGGGGGGCAAGGTGAAGAGCAAGGTCAACGAGGCCGGGAACTACACCAAGCCCGGCATGCGTGAGAGCCTGTTCAAGTCGATCAAGTCTCGGGCTGTGCAGGGTACCAAGGCAGGTCAGTGGAGCGCGAGAAAAAGCCAACTGTTGGCTAAGGAATATAAACGGCGGGGCGGTGGATACAGAGACTAAAATTTGTACGGGGTGCCAGCAAGAAAAGCCGCTGACTGAATTTTTTAGTCGCGGAGGGAAGTTGGTGCATTTGTACAAATCGCAGTGCAAATTGTGCATGCAAGCTAAGCGGCAAGCGTGGGCAGAACAAAATCGTGACCATTTAAATGATTGGCGGCGCAATAATTGGGTAGTAACTAATCGGCGGTTACGTCGGCGGGGCGCTACTCAAGACATGTATAACGCTATGTATGAAGCGCAAAAAGGTTGTTGCGCTTTGTGCAACGAACCAGAAGAAAAGTTTTCGTGGTTATGTATTGATCATGATCATGAGACCGGGAAAATTCGTGGACTGCTTTGTCCTAATTGCAACCGAGGATTGGGACTGCTAAAAGACAACGCAAATTTGTTGCAAAAAGCAGCCGAATATATTACGGCTAACAAACCGTTAGAAGTTAGAGAAAAAGCATGAAAGCCCCACAGCAGTCGCTTAAGGCGTGGACTCAGCAGAAATGGAGAACCAAAAGTGGTAAACGATCTTCTGACACGGGTGAAAGATATCTTCCGGAATCTGCGATCAATGCTCTCAGCTCCTCCGAGTACGCCCGAACCACCGCCGCCAAGCGTAAAGGAAAAGCGCAAGGCAAGCAGTTCGTCCGGCAACCCAAGGGCATTGCTGCTAAAACGCGCAGCTTCCGCCAAGCGGGTAAAGGATAAGAAGTAATGGCCGACAAGACTACAGCCACAACCGACTTTAACCTCGACCTCAACACCATCGTGGAAGAGGCTTTCGAGCGTTGCGGCGCGGAACTGCGTAGCGGTTACGACCTGCGTACGGCTAAGCGTAGTCTGTCCCTGTTGCTCATGGACTGGGCCAATCGGGGTATCAATCTGTGGACGCTTGAGCAGGGCACGCATGCCTTGACCTACAACGTCGGGACCTATGACCTCCCTGCCGACACGGTGGACCTGCTCGACCATGTGATCCGGACGGGCACGGGCACGAACCAGATCGACATCAACATCAGCCGGATTTCGTCCAGCACCTACGTTGCCATCCCGAACAAGAACGCGACGGGGCGTCCGATCCAGATCTGGATCAATCGTCGTACGGGTGCAACCGATGCCAATAATGTCGTGGTCTACCCGCAGTTCACGGTGTGGCCGAAGCCCGACAACAGCACCCCGTACACCATTTACTACACCCGGCTGCGCCGCATGTTCGACGTGGGTAATGGCTCTAACGGGCAGGACATCCCGTTCCGCTTCCTGCCCTGCATGGTCGCGGGCTTGGCCTACATGCTCTCAATGAAGATCCCCGGCGCTGATGTTCGGACGATGACGCTCAAGGCGCAGTACGACGAAGCTTGGGATCTGGCTGCGGGCGAGGACCGTGAGAAGGCGGCGGTGCGGTTCGTGCCGAGACAGAGCTTCCTTGGGGGCTACTGATGCCTAATCGGTTTGCAAGTGGCAAAAATGCTATCTCGCAGTGTGACCGCTGCGGGTGGCGCTTTAAGCTTAAGGAGCTTAGGCCGCTTGTAATCAAGACCAAGAACGTGAATATTCTGGTCTGTGCGGAGTGTTGGGAGCCTGATCAGCCGCAGTTGTCGCTGGGCCTCTACCCGGTGGACGACCCGCAGGCGATACGGAACCCCCGCCCGGACACGACTTATTTTGCACCCGGCAATGACGGCGCGGGTGGTAGTAGAATGATCCAGTGGGGCTGGAACCCGGTTGGCGGAGCCCAAGCAGATGATGCAGGGCTGACCCCGAATTATCTCGTATCCGCTGGATACGTAGGCGATGTAACGGTCGTAACGACCTAGGAGATTGAGATGAAGCACAGTGACATTAAGATGGACAAGGCCATGACGAAGAAGGCCGTCCACAAGCATGAGAAGGCGATGCACCCCGGCAAGCCGCTGACCAAACTCCGTGCTGGTGGCAAGACCAACAGCGAGATGAAGAAGTACGGTCGTGGCATGGCTAAGGTCATGAATCAGCGCAGCCCGATGCGCGGTTCGTCTGGCCCGAGGTAATCATCATGGGCAAGCCTGATTTCAAGTTCTTCGATTGGGACATGAATCCCATCGGCAAGTACAAGCAGCCTGAGCCGAACAACGCTCCTACGGGCGAGAACGGCTATCCGGAGACGGACGTGAACCGTGGCGTGACCCACATGGACATGCAGGGCTACGGCGCTGCCACCAAGGGCCGCAAGTTCATTGAGCGGGTCAAGCTCGACAAGGGTGGCTTGGCTGGCGTGCTGACGCGTCAGGGCAAAGAGCGGTAATACTTCTAGACCATGAACTACGCAACGCTTACAGCATTGGTACAGCAGTACTGCGAATCGACTGAACCGTCGTTCGTAGCGAACATCCCTACCTTTGTGCAGCTTGCGGAAGAGCGGATCTACAACTCGGTCCAGATCCCGGCGATCCGTCGCAACCAGATTGGTACTCTGTCCATTAACAACAAGTACCTGACGCTGCCGAGCGACTGGCTTGCGACGTTCTCCTTGACGGTGATCGACCCGGTGACGAACGCTCAGGAGTTCTTGCTCGACAAGGACGTGAACTTCATCCGGCAGTCTTTTCCTGACCCGGATGACACGGGCATCCCGAAGTATTACGCGATCTTCGACGATAATACCTTGATCTTGGGGCCGACCCCGAACGCCGCGTATCAGGTAGAGATGCACTACTATTACTACCCGCAGAGCATCGTGACGGCGGGTACGTCGTGGCTTGGGGACAACTTCGAGAACATCTTGCTCTACGGAACACTCCGTGAGGCTTACACCTACTTGAAGGGTGAAGCCGACATGATGCAGTACTATGAGCAGAAGTATCAGGAAGCCGTTGGTCAGTTGACCCGCCTTGGCGATGGCCTCAACCGGCGTGATGCGTATCGTTCTGGTCAGGCTAGGGTTCCGGTGAACACGTGATCTTTCAGACCCAAACGCTGAGCTTCAAGGCTGAACTTCCGCAGGCGGTGCATAACCTGCTGACGGATACGATCAAGCTTGCGCTCTACACGAGCAACGCGACCTTGGATGAGAACACCACGGTCTACACGACCTCAAACGAGGTTGTCGGCGGCAGCTATGTTGCCGGGGGCGTGGTCTTGACCGGCGTGACGATCAACACGGCGAACAACGTGGTCTACGTTGATTTCAACGATGCTGTGTGGAACCCGGCGTCCTTCACGGCGGCAGGCGGCCTCATCTACAACGCAAGCAAGAGCAACAAGTCCATAGCGGTCCTGAGTTTTGGCGCAGACAAGATCGCTACCAACACCTTCACGGTGCAGATGCCGACCAATTCATCCGATTCTGCGCTGCTTCGATTTACTTAAGGAGTTATTGAGATGCTTACCAACAAGGCTAAGTCGGTAGACGAGGCGGCGGCTTCGATCACCAAGAGTGACGGCGCGAAGGAAGGTCTTCGTGGCGGCGGCGTTTTCCGTGTCGAGTGCCGTGATGCAGAAGGCAACCTGAAGTGGGCTGCTGAGTCCGAGAACCTCGTGGTGAACGTGGGCCTTCAGGACATGAACACGCAGTACTTCAAGGGCGTCACCTACACGGCGGCTTGGTACATCGGACTCTACGGCGCGGCTGCGTCGAACACTCCGGCAGCTTCGGATACGGCTGCTTCGCATATTGGTTGGACTGAGATCGTCCCGTATAGCAACGCGACCCGTCCTGCGGCTACGTTCGGCACGGCTTCGACTGCGGACCCGTCGATCATCACCAACTCGGCTTCGCCTGCCCAGTACAACATCAACGCCACGGCTACGGTTGGCGGCGCGTTCTTGATCAGTGACAGCACCAAGCTTGGCACGACCGGGATCCTGTTCTCGGCGGCGGATTTCCAAGCCCCCGGTGATCGCAACGTTACTTCCGGTGACACGCTCAACGTGACTTACACCTTCAGCCTTGATGCAGCATAAGGAGCATCCTATGTACAAGAAAGGCGATATGGTTCGCGTAAAGGCTGTTGTGCCTGAAGGTCCTGTGATCGCGCTGCGTATGACTGAGGATGGAGTGATCTACTACCTCGTCGAGTGGACCGACACGGACGGGGTCAGTCAGCAGCGTTGGTTTACAGAAGATCAGTTGATGGAGGCTTAAAATGCCTCTTGTACTTGCTGATCGTGTCAATGAGACCACGACTACTACTAGTACTGGCACGGTAACCCTCGCGGGGGCGGTGTCTGGGTATCAGTCGTTTGCTGTAATTGGCAACGCTAACACCACGTATTACACCATCGTTCACCAGACCGCTAGTGAGTGGGAGGTGGGCATTGGTACGTATACGTCTTCGGGGACTACGCTCTCCCGAGATACGGTGCTGGCCTCGTCAAACAGCGGCAGCCTCGTCAACTTTTCAGCAGGTACCAAGTTCGTCTTCTGTGACTACCCGGCTGGCCGGGCGGTCTATTTGGACACGGCGACCAACGTCACGATCCCCGGCCTGACCCTCTCCGGCGGCACCGCCAACGGCGTGTTGTACTTGAACGGCAGCAAGGTGGCGACGTCGGGAAGTGCGCTGACTTTTGATGGGACGAACTTGGGCGTTGGCGGCACAGGTTATAGCCGGTTTTCAACCGCAACTGTCCTTATTGGAAATAATGGGTACGCCAATGCATTTCGTATGTATGACGACGGCAGTGCATCAACTTCCCAAACAGGTAATTCCTATGGCTTTGGTTTTATCCAAAACGGCGCAGTAAGTTATACAGCCGGCACCGGCGGCTATCATGCGTTTTTTACAGCCAACACCGAGCGGATTCGCCTTGACCCCTCCGGCAACCTCGGCATCGGGACGAGTTCGCCTACGCAGCGGCTCGAAGTGTCTGGTGATATTCAGCAGCAGAACGCCAACTACCTGCGAGGGAAATTGGCAGCGGGAACGGGTACACGGTTGTTCGGGCTGAATTCTGCCAATTCGCTTTATGTCGGCGGCATTGACGCATCGCAAAGCGAAATTCTTTTTGTTCGCGGCGGCGCGACGCAGATGGTCCTTGACGCCAACGGCAACCTCGGCATCGGGACGAGTTCGCCTGTTGGTCGTGTTGATTCTGTAAGCAACGCTAGTTCAGCGTTTACTGCTCGGGCTTCAACTACTGGCGCAAATCAGACTGCCACGGTTCTCAATGTCTACAACTCTGACGCAAGTTTGTTTGCGTTGGCACAGTACAACGCCGTTCAGCACATTTGGGGCTATGCGGGTGCAACGGAAGGGATGCGTCTCAACGCCTCCGGCAACCTCGGCATCGGGACGAGTTCGCCGTCTGGTCGTTTGCACATCAGCACAGCAAGTGGCAACACAGAGTTTTATAACAATGTCACGGGGTCTGGGACGGCTGCGCGGACGACCTACACACGCGGCGGTACGATTCAGTTCCTTGCTGGACTTGGTGCGTGGTCGGGTACTGACACTTACCAGATTGCATCATCTTCTGGGCCACTTACCACGCTCGATACCTCCGGCAACCTCGGCATCGGGACGAGTTCGCCTGCTGCAAGACTTGATGTAACCGGAATCTTCAACGGTACACAGGCTGTTTTTGGTAACACCGCCGGACGCGGCTTGCTTATCGGTACGGCGCTTAACGGCGGTACGAACGAAGCAACTATTGTTCTCAATGCGCGTGGCGCGGGAGCCGGTAGGTTCCTGTTTCAAACTGATGGAACGGACCGCATGGTCCTTGACCAAGCAGGCAACCTCGGCATCGGTATCACATCTCCTTCGACCTACGGAAATCTCGTTTTGGTTAGAAGCCAGAACAGCGACACCCGTGTGTGGGTTCGCAACGAAGATGCAGGCTCGTCGTCACGATGCAGTTATGCCTTGAACGCTTCCGGCAACAGTTGGTCAATGGGCATGGGGTCCATCGCCAACAACGGCAATGCGCTGACTTGGGTTCTTGATGTCGGCGGTGGCAACAATGAGATGATGCGTCTCACCACCTCCGGCAACCTCGGCATCGGCGGCACTCTTGGCACCACGCCCTCGCTGAACAAAGGCGTATACCTCCAGTCAGATACGAACAACCATGTCATCGGATACTCGCTGTATGTCAACGATGGCGTAAACAGTCGCCGTGGGTCGATGTTCTTGGATGACTCCACTGGCGTGTGGGGATGGGATGTTACTGCGTCAAGTGGCATTCCGTACTATGTCTGGAGAGTTGCAAACGCAGAAAAAATGCGTCTTACGGACGACGGCAAACTTGCTCTTGCAGAAGGCAATGCCCCGACTCAGATTATTTCCATTTATCGCACAGGCTCTACGAACGCCATCATGTCTGCTGGAAACAGCAACACCGGCCTCGACGGCACATGGTTCGGCGTCGATACAGCAGGCAACGGCATCGTTAATGTGCGCGGGGCGTTCCCGCTTCTGTTTAGCACAAATTCGCTTGAGCGCATGCGCCTCGACTCCTCCGGCAACCTCGGCATCGGGACGAGTTCGCCGGGGTCGCTCCTTGAGGTAAACGGCACCTCAAACCTCGGCGGTACGGCTGCTGCTCCGCGTGTTGGGGTAGGCACCTTCGCCGTTGGCGTTGCGTCGATGCACGCGGGCGGCGGTAATGCGCTGCAAATCGGCACGACCGGCGCGAACGAAATGGCGCTGTTCCAGAACAACGCGGCCATCGTGCGACTTCTTAACAGCAACATGGGCTTACGCACTACCGACTGCGGGGCAAGTGCTGTTGGCTGCTTTGGCATCGCCAACGCTACGACCGTCCCGACAGGTGCGCCCGCAGGCGGCGGCGTCCTCTATGTCGAAGCCGGTGCGCTCAAGTATCGCGGCAGCAGCGGCACCGTTACCACCATCGCCAACGCATAAGGAGCAAATAAATGACCACTATCACTTGGAACATCTCGCAACTTGACTGCCTCCCGCAGGAGGACGGCGATACCGATGTCGTTTTCATCGTTCATTGGTCTTGCAACGGCGTGGACGGAGACTACAACGGAACCGTCTACTCAACCTGCTCCGTGCCGTTTCAGAAGGACAAGTCCTTCACCCCGTATGCCTCGCTCACGCTCGACCAAGTACTCGGCTGGGTCTGGGCCAACGGCGTGGACAAGGACACTACCGAAGCTGCCGTGCAGCAGCAGATTGACAATCAGATCAATCCGCCTATCGTAGCGCCTCCGCTGCCTTGGGCAGCCCCGGCTGCCTAATCAGTTTTATCAACAACGGGCTAATCCCCCGCACAAAGGTGAGTTATGGAAAACAAGATCAAGTTTGAAGACCTCTCGATTGACGAAGCCAACCTCGTGTTCTTGGCGTTGGCCAAGCTGCCGTTTGAGACGGTCGCTGCCCTTTTCGGCAAACTTCAGCAGCAGGCACAGGCTCAGTTGCAACAGCAGCCGCCGAGTGCCCCGCCATCTATTGAGTGATGTTTAGCAACGGGCCGATCTCGTCGTGGACGATTAGCGGGTTTCAGCAATACCTGAACTCTGCTGTGTCTGAGTCCGTGACGGGATCGGACTCCGTTGCTTCTGTCCTGTTTGCCGTCTCGCTCATCTCTGAGACAAGCACTGCCTCTGACTCGGTGGATGCACCGGGCAGTATCTTTAGCAGCAGCGTCATCCTGACCGGCAACGCCTCCTCACAGTTCTTCACTCAGCCCATACTTGTGGCTCAAGTCGAGGAAGAGGCAAGGGGAGGCGGCCCGTTTGCGGCTACGGTCAATTTCGTTTCCCTGATCAACGAGACCGCCGTTCCGCTCGACACAGTGTCGGCAGCGGCTGAATTTGTATCTTCCGTTGCGGAAGCAGCCGAAGCCTCAGAAATCCTTAGCCCTTCGTTCTCGGTGTTCATCACTGTCCCCGAGTCAGCCACGGGGGCGGATACCGTTGTCCCGACCATCAACATGTCGGCGTCGGTCATAGAAGGCGTTACGGTTTCGGACTTGCTCACCGCGCAGGGCATATTTAACTCGCAGTTTTCTGACAGTGCCGTCATAAGCGATGCAGCCTTGGCGGGCGTTACCTTTCAGTCCCTGTTCATCGACTCCGCTTCCGTATTCGACACCACATTTAGTGCCTATTTGTGGAACCCGGTAGATGACAGCCAAGGCTCAATATGGCAACCTGTGAACGATTCCCAAACCGGGGGCTGGACCCCTGTCAATGACTCTCAGGGATCGGTCTGGGTTGAGATCAATCCAAACGACGATAAGCGTTACTCGTAGAGGCCGAACATGACAACTTTTAGTTCTAACCTTGGGATTGAGCTCATCGGTACCGGCGAACAGGCAGGTACATGGGGCGTCACGACCAATACCAACCTTGGCACCCTGCTTGAGCAGTCCATTGCCGGGTACGTCACGCAGGCAGTCACAGACTCGGCCTCCCCCACGATCCTGACCATCCCGAACGGCGCTACGGGCGTGGCCCGTAACATGTACTTAGAGTTCACCGGGACGCTGACCGCTGCGCGGACAGTTGAGGTGCCGAATAACAAGAAGCTCTATTTTGTCTTTAACAACACCACGGGCGGCTTCGCTGTCACGGTCAAGGTCACGGGCCAGACTGGCGTTTCGATTGCCAACGGGGTCAAGACCATCCTTGTCTGCAACGGCACGGATATTGTCACGGCGACCAACATTGTGGGTCCGACTGGCCCCACAGGGCCGACTGGTCCGACTGGTCCGACTGGTCCGACTGGCGCAACGGGTCCGGTTGGTCCCACGGGTGCTACGGGTCCGACTGGCACGGCGGCAACGGTTGCCGTAGGCACGACCACGACAAGCCCGGCGGGTGGCTCTGCGGCGGTTACGAACGTAGGTACTCCCTCGGCAGCGACGTTCAACTTCACCATCCCGACCGGCCCTACCGGTCCTACTGGCTCTACGGGTCCGACTGGTCCTACAGGGCCTTTGGGTCCTACGGGTCCGACTGGTCCTGCTTCAACGGTGCCGGGTCCTCCGGGTGTGACTGGCCCTCCGGGCCCCACGGGTTCGACTGGCTCGGCGGCTACGCTTACGCTTGGCACGGTCACGACGGGCCCTGCAGGCAGCCCTGCGGCGATCACGAACTCGGGCTCAACGAGCGCGGCGGTCTTCAACTTCACCCTCCCGACCGGGCCGACTGGCCCTACGGGTCCAACTGGTCTGACTGGCCCGACTGGGCCTACTGGCCCTGCATCGACGGTGGCTGGTCCTCCGGGTCCCGCAGGTCCGACTGGCTCAACTGGCGCTACGGGTCCGACTGGTCCTACCGGCCCTGCCTCGACTGTCCCCGGCCCCACGGGTCCGACTGGTCCTCCGGGTCCTACCGGCCCTGCTTCGACGGTGGCTGGCCCTCCGGGGCCGACTGGCGCTACTGGCGCTACGGGTCCAACTGGTCCGACCGGTCCTACGGGTACAACGGGTACTGCAGCAACAATTACTGTTGGTACGACTACGACCGGGCCTGCCGGTACACCCGCTGCAGTAACTAACTCGGGCACTTCGTCTGCGGCAACTTTCAACTTTACGATTCCGCAGGGTACGGCTGGTTCGACCGGTCCTACTGGTCCTACTGGTCCGCTTGGTCCTACGGGTCCGACTGGCCCTACTGGCCCTTCGGGGGGTCCGGGGCCTACTGGTCCTACTGGTAGTGCTGCAACTATCTCGGTTGGTACGACTACGACTGGTCCGGCGGGCGGGTCGGCTTCAGTCACGAACTCTGGTTCGCCCACTGCGGCGGTCTTTAACTTCACCATCCCGACTGGTTCGACCGGCCCCACAGGTCCTACGGGTCCGACTGGTCCGACTGGACCTGCTTCCACTGTGCCGGGTCCCACTGGTCCGCTTGGTCCGACTGGCCCGACTGGCTTGACTGGTCCCACGGGGCCGACTGGTCCTGCTTCCACTGTGCCGGGTCCCACTGGTCCGCTTGGTCCGACTGGCCCGACTGGCTTGACTGGTCCCACGGGGCCGACTGGTCCTCCGGGTCCTACTGGTCCGGTTGGCCCTCCGGGTCCGGCTGGGGCTAACTATCTGCGTAACGTGACGAGCGGGTACACTGGCGGGGGTCAGGTGTTCGTGACTTCTACTACGCCCACTGCATCGAACGCGGGCGACGTCTGGTTCCAGATCTAAGAGAACGGTATGCCGCTTAAGGTGTGGAATGGGTCAAGTTTTACCGAAGCCGGGTACCTTAAGGTGTGGGACGGCTCTTCGTGGGTCCCTGCTGTTAATGCTTATACTTGGAATGGTTCGGCTTGGACGAAATTTTTTCCGTCCGTAAAGATTACCAACCAAACAGCAGTTAACAACAGTAAAGCAGGAGTAGGCGGCACTGCCACTGCAACGTATCGTTTAAGAAATGATGGAGTGGCGCTCAGACAACAAGGTACATCGTTAACAACTATTTCTGGTGAGTGGCTTGTTGGGAGCGGCACCACTTCTGATTATGAAGTTCAAGCAACAGTGCTTAGTGGCTCTGGAGGCAGTTTTTCAGGACCCGGCGCTGGGTGGAATAGTTTAAGTACTACTAGAGATTGGGTACTTACTGTAACTAACAATTCTGGTGATAGAGAAGTTCTGATAGAAATCCGCATCGCGGCAACATCTCTTGTCATCGCAACGGCAACTATTTCATTTGAAGTAGACAGTGCCCCATAAGGTGATAAATGAAAGGCGAATGGTGTTACTTCAAGTCCTACTTCACCCCTGAGCAGTGCGCTCGGATTGTCAGCATCGCCAAGAGCCGTGAACCTAGCGAGGCTCAGATCGGCACGGATGCAGGCATCAAGGCGGACGACTCGTTCCGTCGCTCAAGCATCTGGTTCGTCAACAAGGGCGATGCCGAACTCGACTATATGTTTGATGAGTTGTGGAAGCTTGCTATCTGGGCCAACCGGGATTGGTTCGACGTGCATATCAGCAAGATCGACTACTATCAAATCGCAGAATATGACGGCGAGAGACAAGGCGAGTACAAGACGCACCACGACATTTTTTATATGAATGGCGATCCGTACTATCACCGCAAGCTCTCGTGCGTCATTCAGTTGACGGACCCTGCCGAGTACAAAGGCGGGGATTTGACGTTTGACCACGTTACGCACTACCCGAACGCCGAAGAGATGAGGCAGCAGGGCACCGCGATCTTCTTCCCCTCGTTTGTGCGTCATGCGG